GCCATTATCCAAATGCCGTCCTTTCCCTTTTATTTATATCCCCTGCTATCACTTTTCTTACAATTCTTTCGAATTCTGATGGATTTCCGCCATTTACATTTATAACGATTGAATAATTGTTCCCGCCATAAGAACTACCACCTTTTAAATTGCTTACTCTGTCTTTTAGATTAGCCACTTTATCTCTCAAGGTGCTTCTAGTTTGAGAATTGTTAAGTATTCTAGTACCTTTTGGAAGATTTAAAAGCATTTCACTTTCGGCTAGGAAGGCTGGTTTGCCTGGTATCTGAATCAATTCTGCTCCACGTTCTGCAACAGTCGTTAATCCACCTTCCCAGTAGTTTGTTCCAGTCGCATTTTTTCCGATTCCTAAAGCTTGGCTTATTGGATTATTTGCAGCAAAACTTTTAAGTGCTTCCCATTTTTCCTTAAAGAAGTTAACCGCTCCATTAATACTGCTCTTAAATCCGTTTACAAATCCATCCCAACCACTTTTAATTTTATTCCACACATCTGTTGCTACTGTTTTTATTGTGTTCCAAGCTGTTGAAAAGAAATTTTGGACTCCACTGATTCCAGGTTTTATCGCTCCCCACAAAGCTACTGCTCCACTTTTAATGGCATTCCATACAGCGGTTGCTTTTGATTTAATAAAATTCCAAGCAACTGTAAAGATACCTTTGACAACATTTACTCCAAACTTTATTTTGTCAAAAGTATTTAATGCTATCCTTCCTATCACAACAAAAATCGGTCTTAGAAAGTTGCTTACTGCCTTGAATCCTGCAACAATATATCCTCTAACAACATTGACTGTAAATTTTATTTTATTAAATACTGCAACAAAAATAGTTGCTATGCTAGTTATTATAGGTTTCAAGCGATTTGCCACAGTTTGAAACCCAATCCAAAATAAAGTAAAAAAAACTCCAATAATGACTCCAATAACAGAAAACACGCCTTTTATAAATCCCACTATTCCAGCAATTATTGGTTTTATCGTGCTTATAGCAGCTGTTACTGCTGATTTTATACTATTCCAAACAGATACAGTACTTTCTTTTATCCAGTTCCAAGCCACAATTCCTGCATTTGCTATTGTTTTCCACATTCCATTCACAAAATTTCTAAATCCAGCACATTTGTTATAAAGCACAACAAGTATTGCAATTACCGCTACTATAGCGATTATCACAACTCCCACAGGATTTGCCAAGAATGCTGATTTAATTGCTAATCCTGCAATTCTAGCCATTCTTACGATTCCCATAAACGTTTTTTTCCAACTTTTCCAAAAACTCCTATAATTTTGCTTAGCACAGGAAACGTTGTTTTAAATCCTTCAGCAAAACTTCCAGCTGCTTTAAATTTATCGAATATTAACATCCCTTTAGATATAGCACTAAACAGAGGAGAAAATACTTTTGTAGCTCCACCAATCCCAATTGATAGCACAGCAAAGCCAGCTACTGCCTTCATAATTCCAGATGCCAGTTTTGGGTTTTGCTTTATCCATTCAGCAACTTTCTTTATCATTGGTGTTAAGGCTTCCAATGCACTTTTTATAGTAGGTGCTAGAGCCATTCCTAAATCAGCTAAAGCATTCATCATTTGATTTTTAGCTAATTTCAAGCTGTTTGCTAAAGTATCCATTCTATTTTTATATTCTTTTTCAACAGCACCATTAGCCATTTCTGATTTCGCTTTTACTAAATTTTCTCTTAATTTATCAGTTTGATTTGACAATGTTGCAATACTGTCTATTGCCTGTTCTCCAAATAAATCGTTCAATACTCCTGCTTTATCAGCGGTATTTAGCCCTTTTATTTTTTCCAAAACTTTTAGAATTGTTCCTTCAGCATCTTTTGCCATATCTTGTGCAATTTGGTCTCCGTTAAGTCCTAAAAACTCAAAAGCACTTGCCTTTCTTTTAGTATCTGCCCCTTTTCCAAGTTCTAAATACAATTGCTTTATTCCTGTTGCAGCTACTTCAGGCTGTTTTCCCATTGATATTAGTGTTGCTCCAAAAGCAATGTTAGCTTCCTTTGCAATACCCATAGTTTTGGCAACACCACCAACTCTATTTGAGAAATCAACTAATTGAGCCGCACTTGAAGCCGTATTATCAGCCATATAGTTTATCGTGTCAGCAAATGCAAAAACTTGCTCCTTCGTAAGTCCTAACTGCTCTTTTGTTTTAGCCAAAAATTCTCCAGAAGCCTGTGTTGACATATCAAACGCAACCTTTAATTGTTGAGCTTTGTTTGTGTATTCAACGATTTGATCTCCTACTATTCCTGACTGTGCTAAAGAGCCAGCAATTTCATATAGTTCTGGTTGAGATAATGGCGAATTTTCGGAAATTTTTCTAATGTCTGCATAATATTTTTTTGCTTCATCGCCTAACATTTTTCGTAAATCCGCCTGACTTTCCTCAACATCCATATAAACTTTCATAGGTACTGCCAATGCTCCAGCTGTTGCTATTCCTCTATTAAAAGTTCTGTCACCAAATTCTTTAACTTTCCCAATATTTTCCTGTCTAACTTCGTATCTTTTTTGGGCTTCTTTCAGTTTATTCATCTTTTCAAGTTCAGAATTTACTTTGGTTAATTGGGATTTATAACTTCCTAAACTTTGATTTTCACCTTCAATTGCACTTCTTGCGGCTTCAAATACATGTTTTTGACGTTCTTTTTGTTTGTTTAAACTGTTTACAACTTTTTCTTGCTCTTTTATTTTTTTAGCAAGTTCAGTATTACTTTGCCCTGTCTTGTTGTACGCTTCTTTAAGTTCGTGAAGTTTTCTTGCGGCATTAAGATATTCCTTGCTTACATTTACATATGCATTTTTTAATTTTTCTACTTTTTCTAAAGCTCTTTGAGCCTTTTCCAATTCTTTAGCCTTTTTTCCTAATTCCTCTGCACTTTTTGCTGTATTTTTCATAGCATTTGCAACCTGTGCCATTCCAGTCAATGCTCCTGCTACAGCCGCACTCATAACTATATTCAGTTCCATGTTTTTAGCCATAAAATTCCTCCTTTCCTGTTGCTTTTTTACAGTTTTCAATGTATAATCCTAATGAAAATAAATTTTAAATTAGGTGATTTTATGAAAAATAATAAAAAAGATAATATTCTTTATATAATTTTTGCATTTTTGGGAACTCTCCCTGTATTATTCTTAAATATTTTTCCAATCTTGTTTTGGGGAATATTCCTATTTTTTTTGATACTTTTGTGTCTTTCTCTAGGAATATTGGGTATTTTCATCATAATAGCAATGATAACTACAGTTATAATATCAGCAGTTTATATTTTTGGAGGCAAATAGCCTCCATTTTTTATTCCTTGCTTTCCTCGTACCTCATCTCTGCTTCCTGTATCAGTTCCTCTGCTCTTGCTTGCCAATATTCCAGTTCATACAAGCTACAGGACATCAGCGTCTCATAGCTCATATTTAAACTGCTTTTATATTCATTTGAAAAGTTTAATGCTTCAAGAATATCAGTTACTGTATCAAGCAGCTGTATTATTTCTGGTCTTCTTTCTTCATTTCTTCCTCTTGTGCTTCCGTTTCCTCTATCACGAAATTCTCTGTATCGTCTGCTGAACCCAAGCCTGCGTTCAAAAAACCCTTAGTTTTATTCAAAACTTTTATATAATCAGTTCCTTTAAGCCCAAGTAAGTCACCGTATTTGATTCCGCTGGCTTTCGACGCAACTGTTAAAGCCCAGCCGTCTTCAAGCTCCTTTACTGTTGCCCCTTTATTTCTTGCCTTATATTCTTTCTCTGCAAAAACTAAATCTTGCCCTGACAACTCTTCTAAATCTAATACAATCTCCTTAATATTTTTTGCTCCAAATTTATATTCTCTTCTTAATTTAATTACTTCTGCCATTTTATATCCTCCTAATTTTTTACATTAATCCTAACAGTCTTCTGATTTTTCCATTAGTTTCTCCGTTTATATTACTAATTCTATTAAACACATCAAGAAGTGCTATTTCTTTACCATCTATCACTACTTTATAATAACTTAATGATAAATCAAGCGATGCTTCAAGTTTGTTCCCTGGTTTTAGTTTTGGTCCATCAAACTTTTTAAGCATTCCTTTAAAAGTTACATCTAAACCTATATAAGTTGGTGCATGTGTTATTCTGTTCATCTTCTGAATTACACCTTTACATTCAATCATTAACTCTCCTTCGTTATTAAAATTCAAAAGAGTTTCATCTATACATTCCATTTTTATTTTTGCTTCCAGTTTTTTATAGTGTCCTGTAAGCACAGCGTCGTATTCTGACACCATTCCGATTTGATTTAAACTTACAGTTGCCGTTTCCAAATTAGGCAGCTCCACTTCACCAATTCCTACCAGATTATTTTGACCATTAATAAATATTTCAACATCATTTAACGCTACTGGTATATTTGCTTTTCCCATTTTTAACCTCCTAACTTCCTAAATTATTTGCAAACGCCTGTAAAGCATCCACATCGTATTTTTTCTTAAATGTCATGGATTTTAATCCTGGTGCTACACCAAGTTTTATAATCCAAGTAACATCTCCGTTTATTACATTTGTTAAATTGTTATCTTCTTCTGATAATACAGCCTCTGCAGCAAGGAAATGATTAGCTGCAACAAGTCCATTCAACCTTATGTTCATAGATTTTGTAATAGTTTCAGCTAATTTAAGTGTAAATCTCTTATCTATGCTATTAAAATAACTTATTACCAGCTCATTTCCTATATACTTGAACATTCTGCGAGTATAGCCAAACTTGTCTTTCGGATCTGTTGCCAAAGGATTCTTGGCTGTTTCAGTTCCCCAGCAACGCCACCCTTTAAAGTTTATTGCTGTTACAGCTCCGTTTTTATTCAAAAAATTTGCTTGCTGCTCTTTATCCAGCATTATCTCTTCAAAATTTCCACTTGAATTTTTATATGCTAAGGCATCTATTTTATAAGCGTGATTCGAAGGTGCTTGCGATGGAATATTATCATTTTCTGAATCTACTTTTAATGATAATGCTCCATAGTGGATAGAATGAAAATACACATTTCCTGAAAGTTTTGGGTAACCGTATAAAATTATCTGATCTTCTGACAATATATTTTTACTGTCTTTCCAAGATACAATTTCATCATATCTTTTATCTGCAGGTGCGTTTATCAAAGCTATTGCCTCAAACATTCCTGAATTTATATTTTTAGCTTTTGTCGCCATTACAGCTGCTACTGCGCTGTCGCTTGAAAAATCTGGCACATCAATAAATGCTGGAAGTTCCGAAAACTTCAAATACACTTCATCAATCAAATCAAGCCCCGTTCTCTGCATCGTGTTAATGTTGTATCCGCCGATTGCTTCCTCTTTTTTCACTTTTGTCAAATCTACCTCATAATATTCAATATCAATTTTGTTATTATTTGGTGCTGTTGCATAAATTTCAAGCCCTTCATCCGTCCATAAATATTTTGCGTCCGATATTTCAGAACTTGTTGAATTATCTTTCACAACAAGGGTATCTGTTATTATTTTGTGGTTTTTCACAAGCACTTTTCCGTTTTTTATTTCCAGTCCTTGTACTGTTTTTTTGTTATCAGACTTATGTTTATCCAAATCCAAAATATTTACAACAAATAAAGGTGCTACTGCATAAAGCTCAAAAAATACTTTTACTGCCTGAGAGATACTGAAGTTTAAATCATAAGTATCTCCAAAGTATTCAACAGCTTCTCTTAGCGTTCCAATTCTCACAACTTCATTAGTTTTCCTTTTTTCTTTTTTAACTTTATGAATTGGTGCCATTCCTACGATAAAATGCCCATAATCGAGCGTAACAGGCAAATTTATATCACTTGCTGCTTCCGTTTGATACGTTCCGTGTTTATACGCCATCATTTTCTCCTTTCACACTTTCTAAAAGTTCATCTGTTAGTTGCTCAAGCAAAATTTCATTCTTTTCTGCAAAAGGTAAATCATCTGCTTTAATAAGCAATTTTTCAAGTAAAGGATATTTTTTTCTTATTTCTTCAATTTTTTCTCCAAAATATATCCCGCTCTTGTTAAGTCTCACATCAGGCAAATCAATATTCTTGCCTATATAAACATATCTTGTTTCTGTTTCCATTTTTCCTCCTATAAATTTGTATATTCCGACACAATAGGCTCTGCATAAGCTGTAAATTTTAGCCTAGAATAAAAATATGGATTAGCCTGATCGCTATAAAAAGCAACCTTGATTTCTTTATTCTGTTCCAATACAAACTCTGCATTCCCGATATTATTTTTAACCCTTGTTGTTTCTTCAAGAAGTTTTCCGGCTATATATCTAGCCATTTCTAAATTTTTCAGATAATCCTCTTCTTTTTCCTCTTTCGTCCCAACCCAAATTTCAAAATCAGAAAAAGCGTTATAATATCCAACTCCAGCTCTATCCTGTCTAAACTCTAATGCTCTTAAAATTACAAATGGAAAATAATCGTTTGTCTTTTTTCCGTTTTCTCTATCTTCAAAGCTATTTGAAGGTAAAAAACCTCTATAAACATTAAATCCTTTTTCTTCCATTATTTTTTTAAGAAACTCATAAATCTTTTTTTCGGTATTAATCATTATCCCAATATCCTTCCAAGTTCGTGATCTATTCTCATATTAAATTTCTCTTCCATAAATCCCTGTAAATAATCAAGAATACTTAATTCTCCAAGCATTTGAGGGGCAGATGGTCCCACTCTACGTTTTATTGGCAAAGATTTTCCTGTTTCTCTTGTAAATGCCCCCAATCTTCCATCAGAATAAGCGATAAAGGCGTTTGGTAAATCTCCACCTTCTCCTTTTTTGACTACTGCTGAAACCATTGTTTTTCTTCTTGTTTTTGGATTTAATTTGAAATGATCTAGCCCAATCATCCCCCCTTTTGAATTTATTTTTCCAACCAAGTTTCCTGGACTGGCATTAAATACGTTTATTGATTCTGCCAATTTTCCTCTTGCAACAGTATACATTGCAGCAGTTCTTCTCATTTGCTCCGTTTTCGTCATCGCAAGAGAACGATTTACTGCAAATGCCACAGCTTTTGGAAATTTATCAGGAAATTGACTCAACGCACTTTCTACTTTCTCTAGTTGCTGTGGATCTAATTTGATGTCAAACATTTAGACCTCCTCATATTTTGCCAAATCTATCTCGTGTATTCCCATATCAAATTTACTTAGCATAACTTCATAAGTTTCTCCATCCAATGTCATCATTTCCCCTGGATGCGGCTTAATTCTTAAATCCTTTTCTCCAACAAAGACTGTAAATCCTTCCTGAAAAGTTCCCTCTTCCTGTGTAATAAGTCCATTTTTCTGCTTATTCTGAAATTTTTCCTCATCAATCACACATTTAATTTCACGTCCATTAAAAGTATGCGTTGTACCAAATTCATCAATATTCAAAAATACATTTTCAATATCATTGGCAACCATTTCTTTAAAATTCATAATTATCACCTATTTATTTTTATTCTTTTTATCTTCTTTATCATCTTTTTCTATATCTTGATTATCTTCATCAACTGAAGTTTTAGATACTACTTTTTCAGCAGTATCCTTTATTTCTTCAATCAATTCTCTTTCAAGACAGCTTTTTACAACTGATTTTTCCAAAA